TACTGGTACATGGGACCCCTGGACCGGCTCTGGCTGGGGCGGGGTTCCTGCTACTTTAACCTCTTTTAATTTTACAGATTATGATTTATCAGACGGTGTTTATCAATATCGAACCTTTGCAGCAGCTCTATACGAATATTCTACCTGTATTCCTATCGGTTCAGATCCGGTAGGATGGACATTTAGAAATTATATAGTACCAGTTGATCAGTTTGGTGAAATTCTCACAGTTGATGATATGCAATTATATTATTTGTGGGGAATTAGCCTAACTGCTTCAAATGGAGTTCCTTGGACAGATGCACAAACACAAACATCGGTTGAATGGGCTGTATATCAGCTTGAAAAGAAACTTAATATAGATATCTTTCCCAGGGAATATTTTTGCGATGATGAACAGAATGAAGCAGTAACAGAATCAAAATTTGTTATCAAGGATTTTCCTTATCCGAATAGAAGACGTAGAAGATTTCTGGTAATGCTCAGGAAAAGACCTGTCCGAGAAGTAACAAGATTTGATTTTTTCTCTCCAGTAGATACTAAAATACTTGACCTATTACCCTGGCTTAGGCTTGATAACCGAAACGGCAAAATGTGGTATTACCCGAAACAAGGAAGATTACAAACATTTGCTGGTTATGGATGGCCTTGGAATGCGATACTTGACGCAATAAATTATCCAGATGCTTTCCATATAGATGTAAAGACAGGCTATAAGACTGCAGAACTCATCCCTGAAGATCTCCGGGATATTATAGGAAAAATCACAGCAATGAAATTGCTTAATGTAATTGGTGATGGACTCTTAGCTGGTTTTTCTTCATCTTCTATCAATTTAGATGGATTGAGTGAGTCTTTTAGTTCTACTCAAGGTGTTGAAAATGCTTTTTTTGGAGCTAGAATTAATGTCTATCAGAAAGAGATAGATGCATATATTGAAGAAAATCGGAATAAATACGGAAACTTCCGCATCGGGAGTATCTGATGGGTTTCGGACTTGGAGAAAATACCCCAATAAATATAAAACTCACCAGAGAGAACTTCAATGCTCTAATTGGTCGGCATGGACAACAGATCCGCTGGTTAACTTCTGAAAAATGCCCTTGTATTGGAGATAATCAGAAAGTAGATGAAAATTGTACACTATGTAAAGGTAAGGGTGTTTCTTATGGATATCAGACAGAATCTACCAGGGTTGGAACTTTTGTAGCTCCTCTGGATGGTATAATAGCTCAGGATAATGTCATATGGATCCGGGATTTTACCGGGAATGAATACACTATTACTGATCATGAATGTGTAACCTATGCTACTGGCGTAATAAAAGGCCGACAATATCAGGTTAAATATACTGAAGATGTAACTTTATCCGGAACTGGTACGGCTACCTATATAGCCGACAAACTCTATCAAATAGATTTACCTATACAAATTGTGTTTGGAACGGTTCAGGGTGATCTATTGACAGTTACAGCGGATAAAACGGGCACTCCTTTGACTGTAACTACACTTTTTAGAAACTGTTTTGAAATCTCAGATACAATAGGTTCTGGAGATCCAGTTACAGTCAGTTATACTTATATTAATCCAAGAGTATTTGGGTTGGTTCATAATAACTTCAATAAAACAGATCGAAAATTCCTTATTGATATCGGCGGTGATGGACTTATGATCTTTCCCCAAAGATATGATGTCTTTGATAAAGATGTTATTGTTGCCCTGAATGCTACCCAGACTAAAAAGACAATCCAGAAATCAACCGGGGATATAGATACATTACCTTCATTTTATCTATATGAACTGAAAAGCGCTTATTCAATCAGAAATGATTTGAAGTACGAATTCACACCCGAAACGGATTTTATACTATATAAAGGAAATCAGATTAAATGGATCAATAATCCTCCTACTGTAGATGAACAGGTCAGTTTTACTTATTCATATAATACGGTTTACCGGGTAATGAGCGATATGCCGGATCCCAGGACAAGTGAAGATAACCGGTTTCCCAGGAAAGTAGCAATAAAGCTTTATACAGATTTCAATGCAAGGGAGGGATTTTGATGTTAACCCTATCAATGGTTCCTTCTGATCCGAACTTAGTTGAATTAATCGGAGCATTAAATTCTATCGGTTCTGGAATAGGTTTTCGGCATACCGAAAGAGCATTATCCGCACTTTCCGGAGCGGTCGCTAGAGCCTGGCAGACTTCCGTAGGATCTGATCATCGTATCCAAAGGAAGAAAGTGACTCCTTTTACACATTCAATCTATTCAACTGATAAGATAGTCCATTGGTTAGAATATGGATTAAAACCGTTTGATATGAAAATGACTCATCCTTTTGGGGGAAAAAGCCGGGTTGTAAAACCTAGAGTTGTCAATGGGAAAGTAAAATATTTCTGGACTCAAAAAGGAAAAGATGGAACTAAACATATTGTTCAAGCCGGAGATATGTATTTAATTATTCCTTTCAGGCATAGGACACAGAACGCTAAAGGCCAGACAGGGCAGAAAACCTTAGAAGATGCTTATTCAGATGTGAAAGAGCAGATGCAGGATGAAAGTTTTAAACGGAGCAAAGTAACTATATCTGCTGCCGAAAGTGGGAAAGTTGAACCTAATTATTGGAAATTCATGGTTCAAAGGGCTCAATATTCCTGGGGTACACCTTTGCAGTTCCCAGATATTGAAGAGTATAAGAATCTTCAGGGCTTGGTTGTAATGGGTCCTAAAAAACAAAGTCAATTTATGACCTTTAGAATAGTATCGGTTAATTCTCCGGAAGGTTCATGGATGCATCCAGGGATTAAAGCTAGACATTATTTAGAGAATATCTTAAACAGGGGTCAGGAACAAATGCAGACTGTTATAGAAGATGCTTTAAAGAAGGATTTAGGGGCATGATAGTTTTAAGCTATGCACCAGTTGTAGAGGAAGTACTCGTAAAAAGATTATCTAATTATTTGGTTAATAAGATAAAATGGGCGAATTTATATCCTAATTATCCTCAGATTAAAATTACTAATGAATATCCATGGGTTCCATATATGGCAAATAATAACTGGCCTGATCTTAATAAAATCTCAGAAACATTATTCCCATCGGTTACAATAGTATCTTCGAATGATGTTAAATCTCCTACCCTGTTTGTGCAGCTAAATCAGACTGAATTAAAGGATACAGAATTTGACGCTTTCAAGACTGAGGTAGCAAACGACGGTTATATGATTGCTCCAGAAGCACTCACAGAGATGGAAACACATTTTGCAACAAAGAGTACATTATATGGTGTGGAATTCGTTTATCAGAATAGAGATACAATCTCTTTCGATATAACAACAGATGATGAATCGAATATTAAGAATAGACTTTATGACCTATGTGAACTCTTTTTAAAAGGACATGAGGTAAAAGAGCTTTATAATGATCTTAAGATTCAGTTGATTGAATATTCGGTTAGTGGGAGTCGGTCAGGAACTTATAATATCGATTTTGGAAGAGTACTCCGGGGATCATCTATACAATTTGAAGTAGATTATAATATTCTGCAAACTTATTATGATCCTAGTGCAAATGCAATAACAGATGTTTTAATAGATCATACAGTGGAGATAAATTATGGCTAAAGAGAAAAAAAGAACTTACCCGGTTGATTACTATTTACAGGATACAGACCATCCTGAAGCGATCAAACGGATGATGAGAGGGTTTTTCAAGGGTAGATCTAAGACTCTTGAAGAATGGAAGTATGCAGACGACAAAATAAATAAGCGGAGGTGCTAAGATGGGCGTTGATCCTGCTACATTTTCAAGTGCTGGTCAAATATCTCAGCATTATGTCCCTGGTGCATATTCCAGAAATAATTTTATCGCTAATGAAGGCGGTGGAGTATCTTCTGGGAATATATGTATACTGGGTGATGTTGATTTAGGGGAACCACAAAAATTATTGGTATTCGACAGTGCAAATGACGCAAGAGCTGAACTACAGTCAAGTGAAGGACTTGAAGGGTTAATACAGGCTTTTAAACCTGGAAACGATCTCACGCCTCAGCAAGTAGGGTTTATGAGGGTAAATCCTGGGACTCAAAGTTCAAGAACTCTTCAATTAAGTGCTGCCGATGTATTTGTGTGTAAATCATTTTCTTATGGTGTTCCAATGAATCAGGTCCGGCTTAAATTTTCTGCTGGAACTGTTGTAGGCTCTCATAAAATTGAAACAGAATATAAGGGTACTACACAAGAACAGGATGATATTGAAAGGAAATCTTTTTCCATACAATATACCGGAGCTGGTACACCTGCTACAATGACAATCGATGCAACTACACTGACAACAACGGTTACAGGCGGTCCAGGTGGAGAAGAACTTAATATCACTCTACTTGATCTGCCTACAATTAGCGAACTGGTTGATTTTATAAATAATCATACTGCTTATGGAGCAACTGTACTTACAAGTACACCAACTGAATTATCAAGTGAAATCGATGCTTCTACAGCTCAGGATATACTTACTTCAGCTTATACTGTAAAAAGTGATTATCAGGCTGTTTATGAAGCGCTGGTTGCAGATACTTTTATTGATTCTGTTGTAAAAGAGGGTGTAATAAGAACTGTTCCTGATGCTGATGGTGATTTTGTTTATCTAACTGGTGCTATAAGTGGTACGTATTTGACAACTGATTTTACTGCTGCACTTTTAGTATTAGAACAGGAAGATATTCAATTGATAACAACTACATCTGAGGATGCTGCTGTTCATGCCCTTATACGTAATCACTGTATTGATATGAGTGCCATTGAAGGACGTAAGGAAAGACAGTTTTATGTCGGGGGTGCTCTTGCAGAAGATGTTGCTGCTGTTAAAGTAAGATCTCAGGCTCTTAATTCTTCTTTTGGTTCATTGTGTTCCCCAGGATTTTATCAGTTTAATGATGCTGGGGTAAAAACTTTAATGTCTCCTGCTTTATATGCTTGTCAGCAGGTCGGTATGGTATCGGCTCTTGCTTTGAATAATCCAACAACTTCAAAGATTATGAATGTACTGGAATGGGAGAAGAACTATACCAGAAGTGAGATGAATACACTTATTAAGGCAGGGGTACTGATTGGTGGAAAAGACAGTGATGGACAATATATTACAATCCGGTCCTTAACCACATATCAGGCTGCATTATTACAGCTGAATGAAACTTCAATTAAGAGAGAAACCTTATATCAGGCTGCCGATCTCAGAAGAAGACTAGATCGGGCATTAACCGGGACTCCTAATATCGGTAATGATCAGCTGGCAACAGTAGATTCCGTATTTGAAAGAACAATCAAAGAGTGGCATGGATTAGGGATTATTGTTGCAAATGGTTCACAGCTTTACTCAGGATATACCCGTGTAATTTCCGGGGATCAGATAATCATAGAATACAATACATGGAATACAGCTCCGACGAACTTTGTATTTATCACCCATAATATTTCTGTATTAATACAGTAAGGAGGTAAAGATGCCTTTACCAAACGCTAATACGAAACTGATCCAGCAGGGAGCCTTCTGTAATGTTGTAATATATGATAAAGACAACAACAGAAAAACCCTGGGATTAGTTCAGAATGCCTCTTATAATGAGGATTTTAATGTAGTTGCTGCTCAGGTGATCGGTTTCTTTGGACCCGTATCGCTTGACTCACAGAATTATAGTTGTAATATCACACTGGGAACGTATGTTCCGATTGATCCAAGGGCTGTTATTGTGGTCCCTTATTTGGATTCCGGTGATACCACTATCCAACAGCAGTTGAAGACCAGATCTGAAATTGCTTTAACTGGAAAAGGAACTGTATTAAATCAGATCGATTTTACAGACAAACAGGGTGGAACAATATATAATTCATTTAGCCAGTGTGTAATATCGTCAAATGGTGTTACTATTGGGGCTGCTGCTTATGTAACAGCTAATATTCAGTTAATGTGTATTGAACGTACACTATAGGAGACATTGATGTTTGAAGAAAATACCATTATCGGGCAGATAGCAAAAGGTAAATATCCGGAAGAAATTATTAAGACTAAATATGGTGAATTCATTGTGAAATTTCCTTCGGGTATGGATTTTCAAGTAATAGCTAGAAAAACCGCTGCCTGTTATGGAGGATATCCGCTTGTTTCATTTTCAACTGAGGTTCAGAATGTAAATGACATAAACATGACTTTGAGTGAAATTATAACGACTTATCCTGATAAATTTCCTGGAAAATGGAAACATGAAGGGATAGTTGATTTCCCTGACTGGGAGGTGAAGAACGCACTTTTTAAAGCGTTCAATACGTTTTACTCTGAGACTCAGAAAGAAATATCAGGCGAACCTGGAGAAGAATCTTCAGAAGGATGATTTTGAATTAGAAGTGAGAATGTGGTACTTGGATCGCTTCTCACTTATTCCATTTGATGAAAGGTATTTAAAAGTACCGTTTGAATGGATGGAATTCAGCTATCTAAAGTTTATGGAAACTGTTGATCCTGAGAAATTAAGGGATTGGTATTTATCGAAGAAAGCTGAAGACAAGAAAAATGAGATATATGAAGAGGAACTTCAATCATATATGCCTGAATTTCAAAAGGCACAATATACTGATGAACAGATTGAAGGAATAATGCAAGCATTCAGGGATACAAAATATAATGGCTAAAGAATTTGGTGTTAATTTAACATTGCAAGATAATGCGTCTGCTGCTGCTCGAAGCGCAGCAGATGGATTAAACCAGGTTGCAACTGCAGCTGATGAAGTAAATTCCGCACTTGATCCCAGAATGCTTGATCAATATAACCAAAAGTTGACTGAAATAGGTGACGCTTATTCAAAACTTGATAGAGGGATGAAACTTAGAGATCAATACCAGGCTCAAAATGTCCGTCAAATGACAGGCATGATACAGGGTGTTGGCGGTGGATTAGTACAGGCAGGTCGTGGAGATGTTGCCGGAGGCATGCTAACCGGAGTAAAAAGTCTTGCAGGGATGGCCGGTAAAATAGTCGGTCCTGCTGCTTTGGCTATTGCTGGTCTTGCTGTAGGTGGTAGTAAACTTGCTGATATTTACGGTGAAAGAGCTGTTCCTGCTCAGAGAATTGCTGCTCTTGAAGGTGCTATGGGAACCGATATTGAAGCTAATACTTTGGCTCTTATGGATGCAATGAAATCTACAAAAGATTCTGTTGCGAAATATGGAAAAACATTTGAAGAGGGTGCAAGAGCAAGGGAAACTTTCTTAAGAGCTGGGGGAAAGGATTTTGCCGGAAGCGGTGCTGCTGCTTATTCGTTAGCCATGGGTGCTGATTTTGGCGGTCTGGCTGCTTTCACTGGTATGGGACAAAGATATGGTCAAACAGGTGGACTTGATGTTGTAAACGCTCTCATGAGTGCTCAGGGCTTAGGCCCAGGACAATTCGGAGAAGTTATGGGAGGAATACAAAATACCTTTACAGAAGCATTATCCAGGGGAATTACCCGATCAATGGAAGATATAGGAATATCTCAGGAATATTTTGGTAGAATAGGTCCTGCCTGGCAAGGCGCTCTGGGTGCTCAAAGAGTTCAGGGAATGAATCAGACTGTTG